GCAGCACATCGCTGTGGTTGGATGCGATACCTGCCTGATGGCCCTCTGCGTGAGTGATCACATTGCTGGGCAGGATCCCGAATGTCCCGCACAAACAGGCGGTCAGCATCACTGCGTTGTGGTAGGCCGCTTCAAAGTATTCTCTGTCGTTCAGATCCTTTGGTTCGCAGATCTCCATGCTGATCAGCATATCATTTCCGGAGCCGTTCTTGCCTTTGCCACAGTGCCATGCACGATGTACATCGCCCAATTCACACGGCAGGATCTGGTAGATGTCCTTGTCATCCACAAAGAAGTGTACACCCTTCTGCATGCCGGGCTTGTTCCATCTTCTGGCAAAGTCCGCCGCCATGACACCGGGTGTGGCAGTGGAGTGGATCATAATACCGGCAGGAATGATCTTGCGGTTGGTATTGTAGCAGTCGCTCTGGGTAGCATATTGTTTGGTAATATTCATATCACACCCCCTGAGATCCATTTACCTTGCCATCATCCAACAGATCCTTGACGCCCTGAAACCACTCATCCACAATATTCATCAAGGTGTCCTCAGTAATAACCCACTGCAGCCATGTAGGCAAAAGTCCACGTGCCTGCTGTACGACCCATTTCAGTTTCTGCTGACCGGTGCCACTCTCTTTATACATGTGCTCCGCTTTCAGGATCAGCTGGTATACATCACAGCGGATGCCTTCCAGGCCCTTCATACGCATGTAGTGATAGATCAGCGTCGCAGTCAATGCGATAAATGCCACCGCCAGTGCAATCAGCACCGGCATGGGGATCATTGCGATAATTTCCATCAGTTCCATGTCTCCATCCTCCTATCGATTGATCAAATGATTTTGCAGATCCTCCTTGGCGTGCTGCATCTGTTCGATGTTATTGCCATCGATGCCATGATCCAGTAACGCCAATAGAGCTCTCTGCACTACTCTGTTGCCCGCATCGCCAGCCGCAATCCTTTCATGATCACTTGCCAGTTTGCTGTCCACTTCTTCTTTCCACCGCTCCAGCGCATCCAGTCGCTCATTCTGGCGATCATTTGGAGCCTTGGCAGATTTCCATGCCTTGATAACTTTCTCTCCTGCGTTGGACAGGAGTACGATTCCAGACGCCACTGCCAGAATCGCAGAGCTAATATCTGCCGGTGTAAACTCACCCATAGGCATTCCTCCTTTCCTGCGTTTTTGGCATAACAAAAAGGCCCCTTTTTAGAGGCCTCCTTGTTAGGTGTGGTTGTTACTCCTCGGGTTCTTCGACCTCGATAGGTTCATCCGTTTCGGTGTACTCTCTGCCACTGTTCAGTGGATCAAGTGCATCAACATAACAAACACCGTCACGCTCGATCATCATACCAGTATCAGAATAGCTATAATCGTAAATTACACCATTTAATTCTTTTGTCGTTTTAATAACCATCACTACACCCCCTTACACAGCCACCATATAGCTTGCATATGCTGTCCAGTTGGTTGCTGTACTCCATTCATCGTATAGGGCGGCAGGAATTAACATTTGACAGTCACTTGCAATGCCGCTAAATGCGCCACTTGTCAACGTGGGGACGCTTGTGAATGTTGTGAAATCATAGTAGCGTACCCCATAACACTGCGAGAAAGCACTGCTACCGATAGATGTTACACTATTAGGAATGATAACATTCGATAGTGAATTGCAGTTAAAGAAACCATTGCTACCGATAGATGTTACACTATTAGGAATGCTAATATTCGATAGTGAATTGCAGTTTGATAACATACTTACACTTATGCTTGTAATACTATTTGGAATACTGATGCTTTCTAAGGTGTAGCATTTTGAAAAAATTTCATTCTGAATAGTTGTTATACTATTCGGAATACTGATGCTTTTCAAGGAGTAGCACTTTTGAAAAGCCTTATTTTGAATAGTTGTAATACTATTTGGAATAGTGATGCTTTCTAAGGAAGAACACCCATTGAAAGCATACATAGCAATAAGTTTTACACCATTACCGAATTCGCATCTCTTTATAGAATTAGCATAAGGTGTACTCTTTGTGCTTGTATCATTATTACCAGTAAGAATATATGATACGGTATCACCAGAACTGGTGAAATTCATTTCTCCAGATACATCAATGGAGATGACATAATCTCCGGGATTTGCGTAATCGTGTGGGCTTGTCCATATTAAAGTATATATATCAGTTCCTGTTATTGTATCAGCTTCTGTACCGTCACCCCAGTCGATAGTTGCTGTACCTTTAAGACGAAAACCAAGTCTCGGACTTGTGCGACCATCATGCAAAGTGATATACAACCTCGTTTTGCCATCATCGGTGATGTAATTTGCACCGACAGTTACCGGTGTGTAGTAGCCCTTAATCGTTTCAAGGTTGTAATTCCATCCCTGACAGATAAGACCATCGTGTGTTGGAAGTGGTGGAAGTTCGGTCAGTGCCTGTGCTTCCTCTACTGTGTAGGCGTGTAAACAAGTACCGTCATAATCATAGAAATTTACTTCCTTGGGAGATACACTTGCTACTGCTCCACCACCAGTGCTGATACCCTGAATCTCAGCTGGCATATCAACCAGTTGCATGGGATCGGTTTTACCAGTCTTCTCTCGAATAGCATCGCCAATGGCTTTCAGCTTATTAGTAATATCCATTCTCGATCACCCCCAGTTTTTCGTCGATAAGAGAGTTGATGTAGTCAGTATTGAGATACCTGTTAGGCAATTTCTCCACCAGACTCTTGGCGTAGATGCTGACAGTGTGTGCCATATTCGCAGCAGATTCATCCGCCACTGATACAGTACAGTCTCGCACGAATTCCCGTGTATCTATATCTGTCACTCCAAATGTAACTACAAACGGTTCGCCAGTATTTGGAATTGAAAACGCACCCGACATAGCGCCACCAAAATTACCAGCATACAAGAATTGGAGTCCACCACCACCACAGAACTTCACCTCTAGGGGATATTCTTTACCATCCCACATTACTACTACGCCATCTCCCTCGTTGACTTTGTCGTAGTTTACAGCAGTCTTTGAAACTGAATAATCTATACCACCACCAACATTACCAGCATTGTAATTGATCTCAGCAAGGATCTCGCCCTCATACTGATCCTGCCCGCCTTTCGCCATCCAGTCAGCATCAATAAATTTATTGTCGATCTTGTGGATGAGGTCTCCACCTTCGACCATTACTGTGTCGGAGTACAGTCGCAGGGTCATGCCCTCCATGTACACCACATAAATACCAACATGATCAACGGTAAAAGGTAAACCCAGGCCATTAGCAGACTCGACATCCGACACTATGAACATCATATCCATAGCCGAAATGAGCCCAGGCGCCTCTGTTACCATCCCCGCCGCATAGGCGTCAGCCAGGCTCATGGTTTGCTCATAATCGTCCCCGTTCTTGACGTGTCCGTGGCACTGCAGCAATTCATCCAGAGTGAGCACCTTGTCGGATACTCGAAGCAACTGTACTCCGTCGTCCGCAACAACAACAGACAGTGCTTTCTCCGGGTCATTGGTCAGATCCAGGGGCATAAGACCAGCACCTTCCTCAACCCAAGCCAACCGCTCGTAGTATTTGGGGGCGATCATGTGGACGATGTCAGGGCCTTTAAACTCCAAATTTTCGCCAGTGAGGGACATCAAATGGCAGCTCGGCATTGTTGAATTGGGGTAATTCAGCACCCAGGAGCTTGTGCCCTTTTTCACAGTGTTCGTACCGATAGTGCAATCTTCCTGGAAAAAGTAAATTTCGCACATGGCGCCCAAATGTACATAGCATCCAGCCACACCATACTGCCCTGCTGCATCTACCAGATTCTCACCTGCCACCAGCGTGATTGTTTTCTCTGCTGCGTTCGATCCGTCCATTCTGTACGTCAACTGCGCGCCATTAAGCTGGTCCATCGTTGGTGCATAATCTGTCAGCTGAACGATGCAAATCTGTGCCGTTTCGCTATCCCCAGCCATCAGTTCGCTGTAGTACCTGTCACCCAGAGCACCATCCCACTCCAAAGTATTAACTGACGGCCCCAGCTCCTCCCAGTGCGTCCTGTTCTTCACATACGCAGGATCCTCAGGATCATTCACGGCCAGATCTGCCTGCTCGTTTCGTTTGGCGGCCTCCGCGTACCCCTCAGCCTTAGCGGTCAGGGTCCGTACCTGGGCGGTCAGCTCCTGCACCTGCTTGGCCAAAGTCTCCACGGTGGTCTTGTCTGCGGCCACCTGCTTCTGGTCGGTGTCTGCCTCTGCGGCGCTCTGTTTGGCGTTGTCTGCCTGTGTGGTGGCATCATCAACGATCTTGGCGCCTTCTGTCTTGGTGTCGGCCAGGGTCTTGGCTGCTGCCTCTGCGGAGACCTTCGCTGCGGTTGCCTGGGCTGCTGCTCTGTCTGCCTGTGCAGTGGCGTCGGCCACGATCTGCTGGCCCTTGGCCTCTGTGTCGGCCATGATCTGGCCTGCAGTGTCTGCGAAACTCTCAGCAGCTGCCTCGGATCCAGCTGCACCTGCGGCTGCCGCCCTAGCGCTGTCGGCCTGCATGGTGGCGTCGGTCAGGGACTGTGCTGCTGCGTCTGCGGATGCCTTAGCCATGCCAGCATAGCCTGCAGCATCTCCTGCGTAGCCTGCGGCCTGGGTGGAACTCTCAGTTGCTGCGGATGCGGACTGCTCAGCCGACTGGGCATGGCCTGAGGCTGAGTCCTCTGCCGCCTCTGCTCTGTCTGCCGCCTCGTTCACGGCCACGATGGTCTCGCGAAAAAGTTCAGCTTCTTCTGGAGTATCAAAGGCCTCGGGTCTGGGACGGGTACGCACCAGCATATCGATCTTCTTAGTTGTTTGACCGCTGGTATTGTCCACAAGATAAATAAAGGCATGGATCTGATAGCCAGTCTCCTCTATCACCTCATTTTCCAGCATCGAGTCCGGGATCACTACTTCGGTAACGCCATCCCGTGTAGTACCTACTCTGGGGACAGCATTGCCACCATTCTCCTGCAGGCTAAAATGAATCTCAACGGCAGTCGGCATACCGTCGTCCTGGATCTTTAATACCCGTCCATAATCGTACTGCCACAGTCCCGTTACAGTACCGCAGCAGCGATCACGCATGTCTATCATAATTGGTTTTGTCATCGTTCATCCTCCTTACGGAATTACTGCAACGCTCGTAATGTATGTCTCACCGGTCTGTGCATACCCATTTACCAGGGGCAGCGTCATACCGATAAACAGACGCTTATAGGCCGAATCGATCTGAACATCCACGTTGTGCATCGTCCAGGACGTAGAAGTCCCGATCGACGCCACAGCCTGATTCTTGTAATATTTGTCATAATCCGAGGCGGTATCGCCAGGCACGTAGCTGGTGAAGCCAACCTTAGTATAGCCCTCACCATAGGTATTCTTCGTGTACAGTGCTATCTTTGCCTTTGTGTATCCAGTCAGATCAACCTCCAAATCGGAGATATTGATGGCGTATCCACCATCATCTGCCTTATGATACACATTCATGCCGTTGGTAGTGTTACAGAATCCTGTAGCGCCCACTCTATTCACGATCATATAGAACTTCAGTCCGCATCTGTAGCACAGCGTATTCAGTCCATTCGTCCATGTGCTCTGCTGATCTACATACGAGGTCATTTCGGCACCGTAATGGCTTTTCATAATGGCACAGGCAGACGCATTATTCGCCATGGCTGTGCACACTGCATTGCTCGCCAACGTGTTTGCTAGGCTGCTCTGCACTGATGCTCCGGCAATTCTGGCGGCCTGCTGGTAATAGGCCTCCACTCTCAGGCTCCGTGTGATCGTTGCCACGTTGCCGGCATTATCCTCTGCCTTGACTGTGATCGTATGCGTTGTATTGGTGGCCAATCCCGTAAGTCTTGCACTCCAGGATGTCCCACTGATCGTCGCCGTTACTCCATTGACTGTCACCGCCTTCACGCCACTATCTGCATCCGTGGCAGTGCCGGTAACAGTGATATCCGCTGCAGTATCCGACTGATAATATGCCGGAGATCCACCTGGGAAGGTAATATTCAACACCGGAATAACATTGTCGTATTGATACGCAATCTCGTCTCCCAAATATGCTTCCTTGACTCTCACGGCGCCAAGATACATTTCTTTTACCTTTTTGCCTCCAAGATATAGGGCCATGTATCCTCCTTACTCTGTAATTACATACAGCGTTTTTGGATTTTTGGCCGCATCACTTGGCAGCTCGTCCACCGGGGCGATAGTGACGCAATCATCGGACAATGTGATCATATTGCTGGAATAGATCTTTCTGGCATCCGCATCATACCGGAAGGTCACCAGATTCTTGATACCGCTGAACATGAAAACATCGGTATACTGCTCACTCATCTTCTTTGCATAACCTTGTCCCTGGCTGAACGGAATATCAAAAATGACATCACAGAAATCCAATGAAAAATCTATGAACTGTATCTGTCCAATATTTGAAGCATCGTGTAACACCTTCAGGTCATCCATCGTATTAACATACACAGGCATGCCTGCGAATGTGAACAACTGAGTGACACTCTCGATGTTTAAACCATTGAGGGTGACACGGTAGAGAGGCATCTCATGTACCGTATCACCGGCCAGAATATTCCCTATAGTATGTTCCGGATCGGACGGCGTTCCAGATACATTTGTCCCTCTCAACACTGCAAAAGTGGCACTCTCCATGCCCGTAGAGGTGTTCTTCTCATATCTGGCCACAATAATGTCATTTCTGGACATTCCTTGTGTACCATTATTGATAGTAATATCTTCATACGTGCCGGCCTTCAAACTGATATGGCGTCCCTGCATAACGATATCGCCACTGGCTATCCGTATACTGTTGTTTGTTATCACCCTGGCCGCCAATCCTTCACCTGTTGATAATACATAGTCACCCTTGCCGAACACTCCGGCATTGAAGGCCCCGGCATCGGCGGCTGTAATGTGCGGTGATCCCGCATAACCTGTTACCAAATGTAATGCCATAGCTATTCTCCTACTTTATATTCAATCGTACTGTCTCCATTTTGGATGGTGACTATTTTCTTTGTGATTCTGGCTGTAGCAGTAAGCCCAGTCGTTGTCTCTCTTGCCCCAACAACATCTCCAATATCATAAATATTGCTTTCCGAAGCGAAGGACAATTCCAGCTTACTTGCGGCAGCTTCCTTGTTCAATCGTGAACGACCACCTTCAATCAGCTCTTCCAGACTCTCAACATTTGAGTTTTCATACGTTATCACTTTTTCATCAATTCCAAACAGACTCTGTTCTTCGCTGATGTTTCCTGATGCATCCGCAAATAAATGTACCACCTGCCGATCTTCCAGCTCTCCTCTTCCAAGGCATACCACATGATTTACAGGTCGAAAAACTCTGTTGATCACCATTTCCAGCTGATCATCGTCAAATTGATCTGTCTGCGAATAATCCACTGCCGGCACAGCTGTTAAAAGAACTTTGTCCCCCTTGAATGATATCAGCAATTTTGCCTGTGATTTCTCCAGCATCTTCCGAACACCAGAGTATGCATCTATGTATCTTGGCATTTTATAGCTTATTGCAATTCCAGAGTCTTCCTCTGATGCGGAAAACAAATCATCAAGACCTGTTCTGTGAATAAGCTGCCCAATGACTTCATTTGCTTCCCCGCTCACTGACAAATACGCGCTGCCAGCATCCGGCTCCAATATTTTAGATGCCATTATTCCGTGCCAGGTACGGCCTGAATATATCAGTGCGTCATCCTTTGAAATGATTTTCATTTCATCGATAAT